CAGCATCAGGTGCCTCACCATCGCCCACAAAATATTTCAAGTTGGCAAATGATAGATCCGAAAGGCAAATGAAACTCGATGAAATTCGAGCAAACAAGAAAGAAGCAGCGGATGATAAACTGCTGAAACAGTTTGACGATTTAAACAATAGCATACAAAATATAACTGACATAGCAACTGGAAGAAGGCAACAGAAAAATATCGGAACCAAGATCGCCGGCATTGGTGGCAATATAAAGGACTTATTCACCGTGCGTGGTATCTTGGATAAGATGGGTGTTGTCAAGAAAGGAACTGGTGGCGTATTAGATAACATGCTCCAGAATAGAGAAGAAAAGAAGGACTACGTTACCACCAGAATAAAACTTGAGAAGTCAGCGGCACAGGCAGCAGGGGAAAGCATACAAAAATTCAATAAGAAATATGAGCGAGAAGTCTCTGCCAGTTTTGATAGACAACAGAAGATTCAGAATGCTATCATAAAGAACGAAGAATACATACAGAAAATGAAACGCCAAGGATTTTCCGATGAGCAGATCAGTCTATCCGAAGAGATTAAACTACGCGCGAAATTAGCAGGAGAACTACAGAACGAAGATTCTAGATTAGGAAAGTCCAGTGATCCAGAGGCAAGAGATGAACAAATCGCCAAAGTGGACGAACAATCAAAATTACTGAAAAGAATTGCCACTGGTGTGGAAAGAGATAAAGTTGTGAAAGCGGGTCCTGAGAAGGTTGCAGAGAAGACAGGGGCATGGGATATTGCCACTGGGATACTCGGTGCCAATGCATTACTTGGAATTCTCACTACATTGAAGTCTGCCATTCTTGGAGCATTAAAGGCAGTATTTTCCCGTGCTGCTTTACGTCTTTTGTTTAGAGCTTTGTTTGTTAAAATAGCATTGCCACTCTCTATTCTGAACGGTATCATGGACGGAGTTAGAGCAGCAGTGGATGGTGCAGAATGGAAAGACATAATATCAGCAGGTCTTGCTGGATTGTTTTCCGGTCTTACCCTGGGATTAGTTGACCCAGAGTGGTTCAAGAAAACCTTCACCGATGATGTCGGCGCATGGTTCGAAGACAATGTAATAAATGCAATGAGTGATATCATCGACAACGTAAAGGAATTTTTTACCTCTATGGTAGATTTCGTTGGGTTGGTATTCAAGGCAGCATTCCCAGACGCAACTGCATTCATAAACAAACATCTGGGACTTTCCATTGGAGAACCCACAACAACTGACTTGGCACCGGCAAATAAGGGGAATGTTGAATCTACGCAGGAACAAAGAAATAAGCAGATGAGTAACCGCAATTCTTTCTCCACACAGGAAGAATTGGCAAAGGCATCTGCCATAAAACCAACCACTGCCGCAACGGTATACGGCAAGTCTGCCGACAATGCCGGTGCTGCTCAAGGTGGGGTATCTGCCAGTGTGGTCGTTGCTCCAACCACTAATTTTAAGTCTGATAAGCATACAGTTATCTCGTATAAGCATTCACCTGAGAACGCAGACCAAACCTACAATAGATATATCGATAAGTCATATGCTTGATAAAGAAAAACCACCCGAAGGTGGTTTTCCTGGAGCAGTTACTACTTAGTCCGCATCTGCTATGCTCTGAAAGTAAGCAAGCGAATCATCATCTTCCTCAATTGCTGAAGCACGGCTCACCTTTGGTTCAGGTGCTGCCTTGCTCTTTGCAACTGGAGCCGAGTAACTCGACACTTCCTCTTCCATCATATCCGAAGCAGTCTTAGAAGCAACTCCACCTGCTGCTAGAACCATCTCCAACTTCTTCTTCAGTTCATCATATGACTTGAAGTTCTTTGGATCTGTAAACTCTGCCAACTTATGCTGGGCATTTGCAATCTTCAGAATTGTCTCGTCGTCCTCGGCGATTGCCGATGGTTCCAGAAACACTGACTGATCGTAGTTAGGATATCCTTCAACCTTGCGCTGACGTAACTTGAAGTCTGCACCTTCCCAATAGTCAAACACATTGACTGGCTTTTCATCCTCGAAAGTCGGTTGTGCCTTATCCATGATCTTATCAAAGATCTTCTTACCAAACTTGAATAGACGGACTTGACCTTCATTCTCAGGATGCTTAGGATCACTGACAACTAGAATGTTTACATAGAAATGCAACTTACGCTTTTGTTTGCGGGCGATTTCTTTGTTGGCATCGGAACCAGAGTTCCAAAGACTGCTATTCAGTTGCCCCAGTGGATCTTCCTGTCCAATTGTTGACAATGAATTTTCGATGTACCACTTACCGGTCGGTCCTTGGAAGGCATGTGAGAATACCTTGACCCATGGTAGTTCATCACCCTCTGTCTTAGGCAGAAAGCGAATGGTGGCAGAGGCATTGCCTGCCTTGTCTGCTTCTAACTTCCAGATCCGGTCATCTTGATATGACTTGCTTGTTCCTGGAGTGGAGATGTTTGCAAACTCTTGTGCAATCTTACCGAAGTCGGTATTGCGCATCTTACGTAACGTATTGAGATCCATATTATTTCCTTTTAAGTATCGTATTAATTAGTATGTTTAGTATGTGTGATAAAGATTTGATCAGTCACTCCTGCCTCATCTACAAAGGGATCTGATGATTCGTCTTCATCAATGGTATTTAGTACCTTCATACCCTTCACCTTTTTGTTTCCCGTGAACCGACCTTCTTGTTTCTCATCAAACTTATCTATGTAGTATCTTCGTGTCTTTCCCATGATAATTTTAGTCTAACTCTCCTATAAAGTTATTGTAAATTTGAGATAGTTTTACGGGATCAAACTTCACGAACCCTTCGCACTTCTCAATCCTTCTTCGCTCTTCTTCCCAGAGTAGCATAGAACTATTATGCCACAATTTCAGATATCCGTCAAGTTTATTTAACAGGAACATCGTCTCAATCGTGACTTTCTTTCCTATGTACATCTTGAGAAGTAGAGGATAACTATCCAGGTTGAACTCAAATATTTGTTTCCTGGACAGGTTATTCTTTTCCTTCTGCAACATCACTTCATTTAGATCATTCTCAAACACTCTGGTAAGACTTTCTCTCCGACGATTCCACTCCAGCAGGTTATCCTCGGCATCGTTCTCGTTATACACTACCGCATCATTGCCGTAACTGAAGTTCGATACAAAGTACTTTATCACCTTTTGGTCGGTATCATACTTCCTTGCTATCCTCTCGAATATATATCGATCATTCCTGGAAATGAATGCTTCCTCAGAACCCTTTACATTACCCCTAGTCTCAAAGACATTATAGTTGTCCTTGGTGAAATGCAACTTGATTGATATGTAATACTTGTAACAGCGAAACCCAGTTATCATATATCTTCCGGATAATCCAGACCAAAAGAAATTCCTGCTCTGGGAGTTACTGGCTTAGTATTGTGCCACATACCTTTTGGCACGAACAACAAATCGTTTGGTTTTAATATGTATACCATTGTACCATTCTTACTTTCCACAGTCCACTCTGTCTTTCCAATGATCTGCCAAAAGAATACATCACTTGAGTCATTATGATGACCAAATGTATGTGAGAACTCTGTAAGGGAAAAGTAACAATGCGCCGAGGATGGAACATTTGAATCTGTAGTGGAAATGTATTCAAGTAACTCACCGACATATGGCATCATCTCTGTATTATGAGTGACGAACCCATGGTGGGGTAGGAACTTGACTTCCCATTCATTCTTGATGCTTGTATTTAAATTTTCTATAACATCTTCCCAGGTTGGCAATGGATGCTGAATGTCCTCGAACAGATAACAGTCACCATCCAGTCTATGTTGCACAAACTTTGGGTCAGTCAGAAAATTATACATTATCACGCATCCAGCATAGGGGTGCTGTCTGGTAGCATGCGGTCTGCCCGCATATTCATTGCGATCTTGTCTTTCAGTGCCATACTGATCAATGGAGCGATCTCTTCTGGTTCCACATAGTTTTCCTTGCAGTAATACAGAACAGCATCCATATGGGTCAATCGCTTGTTTGCAGACAGTTCCTCAATATACAGAGAGAACTCGGTTGAGTTATTGAATATCATATTATCGAGCCAGGTAGTATTTGGTTGCTGTTTCCAGGGATCTCAGTTCTTTATACTGTGCCATTTTGGCATTGTATAGATTCCAGATAGGTGTACCCAGAATATCTGGATCCATATCGTTCTCAAACTTCTCAAGAAACATACTGAAGAACCTATCCATCTTCATTTTCTGAATGATCACCTCATCCAGCAACTCTTGTAACTTTGACTTATCGTGCGAAACATCTGATGCATATTGTAAATTACTCACTTTTTAGCCTCGTCTCATTTTAGATATTTCAATCGCTTCATTAACAGAAAATACTGGCACGCTATTAGATTTGTGCATGGTTGCTATTCCAATCATAGCAGTGCCAGTATAAACATTTGTTGCCTTCTTTGTTGCCGTACCTATGCCGTCACCTAGACTTCGAATACTTCCGCCAAAATCCCTAATAGGAAGGCGATGCTCAATGCTATTAGACCGCGTACTGCGTTTACTATTTTGTTTGACATTATATTTCTCCAGTAACTCTGTCCAAGATTTCTGTAACAACCGCTTTGCAGCAGTGGGTTTCAATTTCTTTCGCTTTGGAATATACTCATATAAAATCATATATAACTTACTCAGCACTCTTGAATATCGACTTCAGGAACTTCATAACTTGATACTCTTTGGCAAACACATAACGACTTTGCTCACCACTATCATCATCACTGACAATAACCACAAACCCATTACTCACTTGATTGATCTCAACAGACTTCATTCACTTCTCCTATAGTTTATAATGGGGTGGAATACAAACCGTACCCGATAGAATACAACCCACACCCAATTTTATTTTGCTGCAAGTATCGCACTGCTTTATCGGTTTTCATTTTTGCCTTGACCTGCTCCAGTTGTTTCCTAGAGATGACTCCGGATGCAATTGCAGTTGGGAACATGGCAATCAGATTTTGCTCAAACTTCCTACGAAACACCAGATTAATTTTACTCACTTAACACCTCATAATATGATTAAATTTCCAACCTACAATAACTATTATACCTTATTATTGAATAAAAGTCAAGCACTATTTCGTTATTATTGCCCACTTTGGGGTGCCATAAGTGCGCAGAAACTCCTGTCCCAGTGCCTCAGCATCCCTCTCGTTCGTTAGGATCTTCTTATGTACCGTTGGCGTGGAGAACTCATGCGTATTGCCCAGACCACACATC